TGCTCCATTGCAGAGGCTCAGGCTTTGTGACACGGTGACGATACATCACAGGACGCTCGGGGTAGAAAACAAAGCCAAGATCGTATCGGTTACCTATGATGTCCTTCTGGAGCGGTACTCTACGATGACGATTGGTGAGGTGCGTACCTCCCTGGGCGAGGCGATCCAGTCTGCGGTCTCAGAAGCCAACAGAAATGATGTGGCAACCCTAACCAGTATGGAGCTTGCAATCAGGCACGCGACGGATCTGCTTGCCGGTATCCTTGGTGGACATTTTCGTCTGCTTCAAAATGCAAGCGGCCAGCCGACCGGATTTGTGGTGATGGATACTACGGATACAGCAACGGCAAACAAAGTGTTGAGGGTTACTTCAGCCGGTGTGCAGTATTCCGCGAATAAGTATAACGGCTCCTATACAACGATCTGTACACTGGACGGGAAGATTTCAGCCTCGGCAATTAAGACAGGTAGCTTGGATGCATCGCTGATCAAGACCGGTGTGCTGAACGCGGCGCTCATGACAAGTGGGGCCCTGAAGGCCTACCGGGGAACCAAGGAGCGCTTCTATGTGGACTTTGATACCGGAGCGGTGAGGATCGTAGCAGACTCCTTTGCAATGGCAAACGGAGATACCATCGAGTCAGTTGCAGCCCAGGCGGCAACTGATGCGCTTGATGCAGCCCTGACAGATGCGGTTTCTGGTGAAGTCTCAGATGTGCTTCCGGCAGCAGTGAATGCCGCTGTCACATCGGCTCTTCCTTCCGCTGTCAGTGCGGAAGTGACAAATCAGCTTCCGTCTGCGGTTTCTGGAGCTGTGAGCACAGCAGTCCCGACTGCAGTAGAAGAAGCCTTGTCCGAAATGCCGCTTGATCTCTTTGGCGGAGGGACGATCGGTTTGGATGGAACCTGCAGCATTGTGGTGGATCAGGGCTTTGATAAAGATACGATTTACTACGTGTTCTTGACAAAAGAGGGTGAAGGCGATCTGTATGTTTCTTCAAAGGGAGCAAACAGCTTTACTGTAACAGGAACGGCAGGCCTCGCTTTTGCATGGAACTTAAAATACAAACCACCGGCATCTTCTGGAGAGGGGGAATAATACATGCTGACCTATTATCATCCGCTGGACGTGGTACCGGGAGGCGTGGAGCCTCTGATTCACGCGAGCCAGGGTGACACGAATACTCGTATTGCTTTTGAGCTTTTTGCCCGCACCGGGAACTTCTTTCTTCAGGGCGGGACGGAGGTGACGATCCAAGGTAAGCGATCGGATGGGACCAAGGTAACGGCATCCGCAACGATTAGCAATGGCCGGATCTACGTCACCCTGACAGAGGCTATGACAGCCACTCCTGGTAGAGGCAGGTACGAAGTATCCCTCGTAAAGTCAGGAAAAACGATGGGAACAGCAAATTTTATCTTAATGGTGGAAGCGCGGCCATAGGAAGGAGAACTGCATGATCACACACAATTTTGATCTGGACGTTGTACCCGGCAGTGTGCCTGTGGTGGTGCATGTCAGCCAGTACGACGATGATGTCAGAATCATTTTTAATCTATACGCCAGTACCGGCGTGCTGAATATCGAACAGAACTCGACTGTGGCGATCCGGGGAACGAAACCGGACGGGAACGGGATCTCAGTGGAATGCACACTGGACGGTGCGGCGGTGACGGTTGATCTGACGCAGCAGATGACGGCGGTGGCAGGGTATGCCATTTTTGAACTGACGCTGTACCAGAACAACCATGAAATGAATACTGCCAATTTCATCCTTGATGTGGAACGGGCAGCATTAGATAAGGATACCCTTGGGTCTGAATCTGTGATCCGGGAACTGGTGAATGTCATTGATAGGACGGACGAGATCATTGCAGCAGCCCAGCAGTCCGATAACGCCAGAGAACAGATCGCGGCAATCGGCGCGGCGGTAGCAGCATCGGAAGCAAATGCAAGGCAGTATGCGCAGACCGCACAACAGGCGTCTGACGACACGACCGCGACAAAGTCTGCTGCGGAGATATCCATTGCAGAAAAGCTCGCGGAAGCCATGGAGCAGATCCAACATAAGCAGGATGCCATCCTCGCCGTGACGACAAATGCTGATGAACTGGCAGCACAGGCACTGCAGAACTCGTCCAACACCATGAATGAAGTGGACGCATTTGCTTCCCGGATGGACGATTTCGAGCGGATCGCAGAAGCCATCAGCCTTCGCGCTGACACGTTTTGCGATGAACTGGAAGTCGACGACAATGGCATGGTCTGGATTTTGAACAACGGTATGCGTATTGCAGGCCCGTATGGCCCGTTTGCCGGTTCCGGAGGTGGAGGCGGTGGCGGACAGGGCGGCAATACTGCGACACTTACTGTTTCCAATGAAACCGGCTGGCTTTCCAAGACTATAGCGGATGGCGATTCCTGCGTAGTCAGGATCAGTTGGGAATCCATTGAAGACCAGATGCCGACCGGGAACGGGTCGCTCCGGATCACATCGGGCGGTTCTGTAAGAGCAATCCTTGATGTATCGCAGGGGCTGATTACATTGGATCTGGCTCCGTACCTTTCGGTTGGTGCTAATGCCGTGCGCCTTACGATTTCCGACGTCTACGATAACAACCGGACGATCACGTTCAATGTGACGGTGGTCTCTATCTCGATCAGTTCCACCTTCGATCCTTCCACTCCGTATACCGGGCCGATCATGTTCCCGTATACACCGGTGGGGTCTGTCCGGAAAACCGTGTATTTTATTCTGGACGGTCAGGAGATCGGCAATACGCAGACCTCTGTTTCCGGCAGACAGCAGACCTTTGTGATTCCGCAGCAAAGCCACGGCATGCATACGTTTCAGGTGTATTTTGAAGCGGACATCAACGGACAGGTGGTGCAGTCCAATACGCTGTACTTCGAGATCATCGCGCTGGAAGCTCTGAATGAAACACCGATTATCAGTTCTTCCTTCAATATGACAGAGGTGACGCAGTATACAGCGATCCCGTTTACTTACACGGTATACTCCCCGGCCTCCATGATGTCGGAGGTCAAGCTGTACCTCAACGGGAACCTGATCTCGGAGCAGACCGTTGACCGCACTCAGCAGGTCTATACTTACCGGGCAACGGAAGTGGGGACGGTCACATTCAAAGTGGAATGCGGCAGCGTTTCCCGTACCTTTACCGTCACCATCACGGAATCCGAGATTGATGTGGAGGCGGAGGAAGACAGCCTTGTGCTGTACCTGACCTCTTCTGGACGGTCGAACTCAGAAACTACGAAAGAGGTCTGGCGGTACGGCAGTATTCAGGCACAGCTTTCCGGCTTTAACTTTACGTCGGATGGCTGGCAAAGGGACGATGAAGGTACTACAGTTCTCCGGGTAGCCGGTGATGCGCGGGTGACGATCCCGTACCAGATCTTTGCGGAGGACTTTCGTACCAGGGGCAAGACCATCGAGATAGAGTTCGCCACCAAAATGGTCATGAACTATGATGCTGTGATCTTATCCTGCCTCTCGGGCGGTCGCGGCCTTTTTATGACCGCACAGAAGGTGCAGATGAATTCCGAGCAGAGTGAAATCAGCATGCAGTTCAAAGAGGATGAGCATGTGAGGGTCGCCTTCGTCGTGGAAAAGCGGTCTGAAAACCGCCTGATCTACTGCTATATCAACGGAATTATGAGCGGCACGGTGCAGTACCCGTCTGATGATGACTTTGCCCAGACAGAGCCTGTTGGGATTTCCATCGGCAGCAATGACTGCACCATCGACCTTTATTGTATCCGGGTCTATGACAACGACCTGACCCGCCATCAGATCCTTACGAACTGGATCGCGGATACGCAGGTTGTGGAGGATATGCTTGATCGGTACCGGCGCAATCAGGTTTATGACGATTACGGTTCCATCGTGATCGCGGGTCTTCCGTCAGACCTTCCATACCTTGTGCTGGAGGCTCCGGAGCTTCCGCAGTATAAGGGCGATAAGAAGACGGTTTCCGGTCGGTATGTTGATCCAGTCAATCCGACAAAGAACTTTACCTTTACGGGGGCACAGTTTGATGTACAGGGCACCTCTTCTCAGTATTATGAACGGAAGAACTACAAGGGCAAATATAAGAAAGGGTTCCAGATGGCAAGCGGCCAGACGGCAGATGCATATCCTCTGCGGGATGGCTCCATTGCGGTAGCGACCTTCTGTTATAAGGCAGACGTTGCTTCCTCCGAAGGTGCCAATAACGTGGAACTGGTCCGTCTCTATGATATGGCATGTCCGTACAAGACGCCGGGACAGAGAGCGGATTCCAGAGTGCAACAGGGCATCGACGGCTTCCCCATTGTGATCTTCTGGACCAATACGGATACCGGCGAGACGACTTTTATCGGGAAGTACAACTTCAATAATGATAAATCGACTGAGGAAACTTTCGGGTTTGCCGAAGATGATGAGTCATGGGAGGTCAAGAACAACACCGGCAGCCGGGTCCTGTATAAGAGCGCGGACTACTCCGGCACGGACTGGCTGAACGACTTTGAAGCCAGATACCCGGATACTGATCCGGCTTATGAGGACCCTGCGCAGCTGCAGGCTTTTGCTGAGTGGATCGTGCAGACGGATACGGAAACGGCAACCGGGGACCTCCTCCCTGCTCCAGTAACTTATGGCGGTGTGGAATATACAGCGGATACGGCGGCATACCGGCTTGCCAAGTTCAAGGCGGAGCTTGGTAACTATGTGGAAGTTCAAAGTGCCGAGTTCTATTACCTCTTCACCGAGCTCTTCCTCATGGTAGACTCGCGTGCCAAGAATATGTTCCCGTCCTTTATGGGAACGGAAGTCGTACAGGAATAAGGAAGGAGGACACAAGCTATGGCTATAAAAAAGAAGATCGTATTTTTGCCGTATGACTTTGATACGGCGATCGGGATCAACAATGAAGGTGCGCTGGTGTTCTCTTACAATCTGGAGGACATCGACCAGACGGAAGGCGGAGCCGATATCTTTAACGGGCAGCAGAGTGTTCTGTGGAAGAACATGCGGGCTGCCTTTTTTGATGAGATGAAGGCAATGTACCAGACCCTCCGATCGACAGGTGCTCTTTCCTATGACAAGGTCGAGCGGATGTTTGAGGAGCATCAGGCGAAATGGCCAGAGGCGGTTTTCAATGAAGACGCCTGGTTCAAATACCTCGCTCCTCTCGTGGAAAAAGGCAATGCGAGCTACCTTTCCATGCTGCAGGGATCTAAAGCTGAACAGAGGAAATGGTGGCTCTATAATCGGTTCCGCTATATCGACAGCAAATACAATGCGGGTGATGCCCTGACCGATGTCATCACCGTCCGTGGTTACGCTAAGAGCAATATCACGGTAACGCCATACGCGGATGTTTATGCTTCGATCAAGTATGGCTCTTATCTGGTGCAGACAAGGGCGGCGAGGAACAGGGCCTATACCCTGATCTGTCCACTGGATAATGTGAACGATACAGAAATTTATATCTACAGCGCCAGCCAGCTTGCCTCTGTCGGTGATCTGTCCGGCCTGCTCGTCGGTTATGCGGATTTCTCCAAGGCGACAAAGCTGCAGAACTTAAAGCTCGGTGATGCCAGCAGTTCATATAGCAACGGAAACCTCACAGAACTGTACCTCGGTAACAATGAGTTGCTCCGGTCGATTGATGTGAGGAACTGTCCGGCACTGACGCAGGCTGTGGATATCTCCGGGTGTATCAACATCGAGCATGTGTATTTTGACGGGACGTCCATCACGGGCCTGTCGCTACCGAACGGCGGTATTCTGAAAACCCTGCACCTGCCGGGAACGCTTACAAACCTGACCATCCGGAACCAGACACTGATTACGGATTTCACGATTCCGACCTACGAGAATATCTCCACCCTGCGGTTGGAGAATGTAAGTCAGATCATCGATCCACTTGCAATCCTGCGGCAAATCAATGCTGGGTCCCGTGTGCGTATTATCGGCTTCTCCATTGAGGCACAGGACACAGATGAGATCCGGGAACTGATGGGGATTCTCGATACGATGCGCGGGCTGGATGAAAACGGCGGCAACGTGGAAGTTGCACAGGTATCCGGAACGGTACATGTGGAATTTGTCACCGGTGCTGAACTCCTCTCTTTTCATGAGCGGTACCCAGACATCACCGTGACCTACGACCACATCACGAGCAACCTGTATTACTACGACTTTGAGGGTGAAACACTGCTTTATACCGAGACAATCTCGGACGGCGGTGATGGCGGTGAGTATACCGAACGGCCCGTTAAAGAGCCTACTGCAGCCAACTCCTATACATTTCTCGGATGGAGCAAGAGGCCGAATAGTACGTCGGTGGACGCGGATGCGCTTCTCGCTGTTACAGCAGACCGGAACGTTTATGCAGCCTACCAGATCATCGGCCAGACCTACCGGGTACGCTTCTACACAGGAAGCACTCTGCTCCTTACCGTGAACAACGTGCCGTATGGTGGCAGGGCAACTTATACCGGGGACACACCGGCAAAAACCGGTGTCGACAATCCGGAGGATTACCAGTTTGTATCATGGAGCCCGTCACCGGCAGGCATTACAGGAAACACCGATTGCTATGCACAGTTCCGGTATACCGGCTTTGTATCGCTGCGGCTCATGGAGAACAACATGGTCGGCGAATATACCAACAGCCGTATTACCAAAATCGGAAGCTATGGCTTGTATTCAAATGAACAGATCACAGGCGTATCCTTCCCGAACGTGACGGCTATCGGCGCATATGGTATGCGAATGTGTACTGGGCTTTTAACGGCAGACTTCCCGGAACTTATTACGGTCGGGCAGAATGCGTTTGAATCCTGCAACCACATGGAAAGCATCAATGCTCCGAAGGTGACGACCATAAAGGGAAGCGGCTTCTCTTACTGTCAACGTCTGATTTCTATTTCACTGCCAGCCATTGAGCAGATCGAGAGTAGTAGCTTTTCCAACTGCTACAACTTGGAGAGCATCCAGCTTGGTGATGCTCTGACGAAGGTTGGCGATTATGCATTCCAAAAGAATCAGAAACTGACAGAGCTTGTCTTCGGTCCGAATGTTGCGAATATCGGCAGCAACATAACCAACGGCTGTACGCTTCTTGAAAAGGTTGAGTTCCATTCTGTTCCGTCAAAGATCAACGCATCGGCTTTCAATAGCACGCCGTCGCTGGCAGATATTTACGTGCCGTGGGCAGAAGGTGCAGTCGCGAATGCTCCATGGGGTGCCACAAACGCAACTATTCACTACGAAACTACTTACGGAGAGGGGGAATAAACCATGATTGATCATGAGAACTATACGAACACGATCGACGTGCTCGGCGATGATGTTCTGACGGACGCACTCATCACCCGCATCTTTCCGGAGGTGTTCAGCGGTGATTTCATCGATGATAAGATCATCAAAGTTGGATCATACTCCCTGTATGGATGCAGTGATGTAATCAACGTTTATTTTCCACTGGTGACGATTGTCCAGTCATATGGTTTTTCCTACTGCAATTATCTGCAGAGCGCAGATCTGCCGGAATGCACGGAGATCGCATATGGCGGATTCCAACAATGCAAGGGGCTGCTATCTGTTAGCGCACCGAAATGTACCAGGCTGAACAGCAATGCATTTCAGCACTGCGAGGCGTTGCAGGAGATCCATCTTCCAGAAGCAAAGAATGTGCCTTCTTACACTTTCGGCGACTGCTATAACCTGGAGGTAGTTGATCTCCCGAAGGTGTTGAGAGCGGAAGGCAGTTCTTTCGTTAATTGCAGGAAGTTAAAAACGGTGGTCCTTCCGGAAGCTACTTATATTGTTGCACCATTCATGAGTTGCCCGGCACTGGAAAAAGTGTATCTGCCAGCGATCACACAGCTTGGCACAAATTGTTTTGCAAACAGTAGTGCGATGCAGGAAGTTAATCTCGGGCCTAATATTACTAAAATTGATAGAACTGCATTCAACCAAACTCCAAACGGCATGGTGATCAACATCCCTGTGGAGGAAGGGGTTATTGACGGAGCACCGTGGGGTGCGACCGGTGCAACTATTAACTACGCACACCCGTATGTCGGGCCAAATGGCGAGACAGTGACGGTCGAGGACTGAAGGAGGAAATGTAAATGAAACGAAAGACGCTCTATCGATACCTGCGGGAGGATGGCGGGTACACCATTTCACCAGTTAAGCCGGAAGGAACGGCCTACACCAAGCGGTACCGCCTGATTGCCGATGAGGGAAAGGCAATTACCAAAGGGGAGATTATAACAGAGGTCATTGATGTGAAGTCCTATGCCGGGTGGCAGGACTGTGAGAAACCGGAACCGGAGTATGATCCGGATACGAGCATACCAGAAGAAGGCATCCAGTGATGGGTGCCTTTTCTATATCCAACAAGAAAGAGAGGTACTCATCATGAAAGAATTCTGGAACACCATTCAACTCATCTTTGCGGCGGTTGGCGGCTGGCTGGGCTGGTTCCTGGGCGGCTGCGATGGTCTGCTTTATGCGCTGGTCCTGTTCGTCGTGCTCGATTACATCACCGGGGTCATGTGCGCGGTGGTGGATAAGAAGCTCTCCAGCGAGGTCGGCTTTAAGGGCCTGTTCCGAAAAGTGCTCATTTTTTCACTTGTCGGAATCGGCCACGCACTTGATGCACAGGTCATCGGTTCCGGCAGCGTGCTCAGAACAGCGGTGATCTTTTTCTATCTGTCCAATGAGGGTGTGTCCCTGACGGAGAATGCAGCTCACCTGGGACTGCCGATCCCGGAAAAGCTGAAGCTCGTACTGGAGCAGCTTCATGACCGTGCGGAGAAAGGCGGTGACGAGTAATGGCATATACGAATAGTCCGATGGTGGCTTATACCTA